GATCTAGGGTTAGGGTTATGCATGCATAACCCTAACCCTAGATCTAATCCTAACCCTAATGTGATCGTTGAAACTAAATTTTTTAATTTACAGACCAGAGCTCTGCTTCAGGCGCTTCATGCCAGCCAGCCCAGCCTCAGCCGCCGAGCGAATAGGACCGTGACGGAGAACGTGACCAAAATGAGCCAGAGAAGTGTGGTGACGGGCACCACCAACGAGGCGGCGAAGCGTGTTCGTAGTGAGGCCGGTGTCGGCGTGAGCAGCCTCGACATCCGCCATGTTAAGGATCGTCTTGCGAACCGCACTCTGTCCGCGAACAGTCTCGAGAAACCCGGAGTTGACTGCGATAATAGTCATCTGGTAATCGGGATATGCGTTAAAGAACCCCTGAGTGTTGTCGAGGATAAGATTGACCTGCACAGAGAAGTTACCAAGCGTGCCAGGTGCGAGACCCGGGCTGAGTGAAACATCCTGACCCATACGCAGCATAAGAGGGCCGCCAGTAAGCTGCGTAGTAAGCGAAGGGCGGAGCTTATTCATACCAGCCGCGTTAGGGCGGTACACATCAGTCGGCCAGAGAGACGTGACATCGTTAGAGAGCTGGATAGGAACATAAGACCCACCAACACCCCATGTACCATTCGCAACACCGTAAGGAAGAGAGGCAGCTGCGCCGAGAGTGAATGCGTTCGCACCCGCTGGGATTGAGGCATACTGATATCCGTTGACAGAACCAGAGCTCTTGGCCGAGCTCGATGACTGCGAATATCCACGCCAGGTGTGCCAGTCCATGTCAAGACCGGACTCAACGGCACACTGATAGAGCTCCTCCTGTGTCATGTTCGCACACAAGTTGCTAAAGTTATCGAATGTGAGCTGAACCTTGTTAATCGGGTAGTAAAACTCATTCTGGAGCTGCGAGCGCTTGCGTGTCTTCACAAAGACCATCAGAATGTCAGGGATTGATGAGAGAGTGATTGTCTGACTCGCGACAAGGTTCAGCGCCGACGTCGGAGACGAGATCGTATCCTGCTTAAAGTAGCGAGGGAACTCAGTGTAGGGCACGTTGCTAATCATCGGAAGACTGATGTCCGGACCTGGAGTCAGGAACTGAACAAGAAGACGCGGGGAAACAAATGGACCGTTTGTAGACGTCGTATTATCCGGCGCTTGCAGGCGGACATTTGACCAAACGCCAGTCACACCAGTGCTACGAATAAGGTTTGCACCACTCGGGTAGTCCGTATTGAGCCTAGCCTGAGCAAACGGGGCGTTATTAGCGACCGGCCACGACTGAGTAATCGCCTGGCATGCAGGTGATGGAGACTGCAAGTTCATCACGAACTGGATATTCGTGCACCCGTACAGACCAACCGTATTCAGCTCGAGCGGATCCTGCCACACAAAAGGGCTTACAACGAGCGGCTCCGCAACATCCCAGCGGAAGCAAATCTCAGCGGGGACGTTCAGGCGCGTAGGCTGGATCATGACACCGTTAGGCAAGATCTGTCCGAGTAGCGCGGAAAAGTTCTGACCCTGGCCCGGAAACTGGATGACCTGGGCGGCACTGGCGCCAGCCCACGTCGCAAGGCCGGTGACAGTAGTAGGCGCACTCAGCGTTATGCCGTTGCTGTTTGTTACGTTCTGGACGTTACCAATCTTGAAAGAGATGGTCAGTACGCCCGGGCTGCCAGGCGTGCCAGTAAAACTAGCCCGGGTAGCGAGAAGGTAGGTACCAGCAATCGCACCGTTGCCAAACCTGAACGGAACAGGAACCGTAGATACAATAGTGTAAGCCGACCCACTTCCGGGTGTAGATGCACCACCCAACCCTGGCAGACCAGGCCAGTACGAAGGGGACGTAAGCGCGACACTGTACGTATCACCACTCAGCGACGGGGTCGCCGCGGCAGTTGATGTCAGCGTCTCGAGGAAGTTACCACCAGGAACAATAACAGGCACACCGTTCACATAATAAACGAGCTGCTTGTTAATCGGGTCGATATAAGAACCAAACGTGCTGAGGGGCGTGTTCGACTGCGACGGGTCGTAAAAAGTAACAGGCCACGCACCCGTCGGGATCTCACCAACCGCAGGGCGGCACGCGTCAAATGTAGACATGTTACCGTTCGCGCTCGTGAAGTCATCCTGCGCCCATGCATACTGATCAAACTTCGACGGTGTCGTGCGAATACGCTGGGTCATGCGGGTATTGGAAAGGAGGATCTGCTCCTGTAGAGTGTCGCCGTTCGTCACAACCGCGCAATCGTTGATTGATGACGTGATGTTATTACACAGAGACTGGAGCGGGAACGGGCACATGTTAAAGTTCAGACCAGGCTGGACAAATTCATAGTAATCACCGCTGACAGACGGGTAAAATGTGGTAGAATCGGCAGTTGCCGGGATTGCACCCAAGCTATTCGCAAAAAGCGTGCGGCGATAGGCCTCCGAACGCGCATCCTGCTGCTGGCAGACATCGATAGATGCAGACCCGGCAGTACCGGCCAGGGTGTCAGATGAGTTTGTGGGCAGAGAGCCATACACAGATGCGCGCATGAACACACCCGTCTGCCATACGATCTTGCGATCCACGAACACGTTCAGCGAAGGAACAAGGATCTGGTAGGTGTGCTGGGTCGAGTTCGCAGAAAGAGCCGCAAACGGAGACGTGGAGATGCTCAGAGCACCCTTCTGAACACCGTACACGGGAGGCGTCTGGACAAGACGCGGGTCATAAACAGCTCTGTAAAGAAAGGTATATGTATTTGTTAGGTATCAAAACTATATGGTGCGTTATGATGCATTCCAACTCAATGGATCGCATACTCACACCTTCTCGATTGTCGCCATTTGATGTGATTATAAAGGTCTATTAAACTTTAGGAGTAAATTTGAATATTGACACTACCGATCCACCAGTAGAAAGCTTTAGCTGTTCAAGTTCTCCTGTATACTTGTTTCTCCACCACATGAGGTACGAAAACGATCGCACGATAGGCCCCGATGTCAATCCTATTACACGTGTTCCATCAGAGCTATAGATGACAGGCCCTTCTGAAGGATGTCTTGATGGAAACGTTTCCACCAATATCTTATTTGTCCTACCCGACGTCTTGTCTGGATAATACCCTAAAGACGAAACAACAAAAGGTTCGCTGTTGGGTTGCGGGTCCATCGACACTACACCAGCCTCTAACACAATACTTAGTACTGGGCTCCACGATGAATATCGAGATGTCTCTGTCGCTGAAAATTCCCATGAATACTGTAGATTATTGCTCGTTCGTAAGTATGGCATGTAAAGCCCTGAATAATTATTACCAGCGGGGATGTCAGTACTACCAAACAACTGTGTTGACTGTGTCCCTCCTTCCGCCTTTAGAACCATGCTTGGTAGAACCTTAAAAACATATTCCCAGTACGCAGAAGAAATCCCGGTCACTGGGTCGGAATATTTTAGGCAGACAGTATCAAACCCATTAAACAGATCCTTAAATTCCGTACTTGAGTGGATTGTTGCGTATTCATCGTACGTTCTTCCATAAGATGCTGAAAAATTATTAAATGCAGGGACATTATAATTTGGAGGGTAGTTACCCGTGCAAAATCCCCACGAGTCGCGTAGAAATGCGCGTAGAGGATCTCTATAACCTGATGCTGATGTAGTTCCAAAACCGTATGAATCAAGCCTAAATGTAAATACATCTCCCTTGTCTCCCGCAACAGTTTCACATACTAGTGCTGGAGGAGTAGTCCCGATGAGAGGTACGTTCTGAAAGTAGTTGTTAGCATTGTCGTTTGTAATGGTAGCTGAATAATAAATTGGCAAACTTGTCCAACCAGAACCGGGAAAACCTCCAGTGTAAGTAGCCGTAGACCAAATATTATTTGTCACGGATGTGTTACTGTACACATTCCCTATCACAGTAACGACACTTCCTGGGCCGTAGGTCGTATTTGGCACAGCTGTGCTATAAAGAAATGTGCCACAATAGATCCAATCCTCAGTGGATCCTCTGTTCGTGGGTGGTTGTACACCTTTAATAGTATGATCCGCAATAAAAAGCAAATTTTCAGCAGAAGTTGCGTCGTTTGATGCTACAACAACGGGCATCCCAGCAGTGTATGTTGTGTCATAAGAATAAGCAGTACTATAAAGGTCGTTAAGCCTTGGAAGAAGAGCAGCAGATGAGTTATAATAGCACATACAATATAGCTGAGCTTCAAGACTCAAGTCCGTGATCGCGTTAAAATTGCTGTTTGTAGCTTGAAGAGTCGCAAACGCAACAAAAGGCTCCACTGAAGACGTGTAAAAAACACTATCAATGTCAGGTTCGCGTACAACTCTGGAAAAGGCTGGATTGACTACATTATTCATAAAGTACTCTAACCCATACCCATAATAGTACGAACTATAGGGTTTCGGGTTCTGTTGGTCTGCAAATTTATCCTGTGGTGTCCAAACTAGCGCCTTTGTAGACGATGGGTTCAGCAACTGTATAAATCCAGGTGCTATAGGTCTTGGAAGTTGTGACGCAGAACCACTAGAAATCAACTGAAATTGGAATGTAGCATTCGGTGCAAACCCCAAAATAGAAGCTGTATTCAAAATCTCCGAAAAAGATACCGTAGGCGCAGTAACTTGGCGATTTACACCTTTTCGAAGCGAATCCACATCAGAAATAAGAATAGCAGGGGATGCTTTAGAACTGTACACGATTTTGGAAACCGTAGAAAAGCTAGTTTCCCTATCCGTAAAGTCGATCTGATAAGCGTTGTGATTCCAGCTGCCAATCTGTGAGATATTTAAAAAGGCGTTTGATGCATTACTTGAAAGGCCCGTGCCATTTGTCGCCGTGCCGAGTTGTGTATTTGTAATAGTAACAGTGAAGTCTGTATACTTATAATCCTCAAAAGCGACTCGGCAATTAGCAGGAACATATAAGTCCGTAGAAATGGCTGCTCGAATTGCAGCACTTTGTGATGCTGATAGCTTAACTGTAAAGGAAGTATAATACCCACCACTACTGAGTGGGGCACTTTGCAAAACGTAAAATCCGTTCAATGCGAGAGGATACGGAGAACTGCTTTGAGTTTGAAATGAGTCGAGATAGACCTGTGCTCCAGAAACAACTTTGATTCCCTCACTTGTGCTGCTGTTTACTGGAACAGTACTCGGTGTGGCAGCAACAGTGTATGACGCGGTATAGGAAGCTATTACATTCAATGTCCCATATACATTAGCTATATTCGGGTTATAATCCCTTTGAATAATGAGTGAATACTGTACTGCATTCATATACCACGCAAATGTTAGAAACTGACCACTAAATGGTGTGGGGCCGGTGTAAGTGTACGAATAAGAACCACCCACAGCTATGTTTGGGAGACTAGTTATTACAGGCTGACTACCAAACGAAGTAGTCCAGCTTACTGTACCAGCTACCATAGTATTAGCTCCATTGTTTGTAAATACAAAAGTTGTTCCAGCCACGGGAAATAGTGAGCCAATTGTAAGTGGTAGATTGGTCAGCAAATCAACCGATCCTACAGTCATTAGGGTACAATCTTGATTATAAGTAAGACCCCAAGGAATTGTAGGAAGGTTTAGGCCTTGATTAGTGAAATCAGCAGCTACCCAATTTCCAAATGCTCGTGAAAGACCCATCGAAACCTGCCTAATCAAAAGGTCAGTGGTGACATTGTTAATAGTCGCCCCAGTCCATTCACAGCTTGTTGGATCGTTGATACGAAGAAACTGCTCTGTGCCTGACTGCCCACAGCTCCCAAAGTTCGTAGTGTAAACTGCAGACGGAGCCTGTGTTGGCTGTGAGTAGAAACGAAAGGGTAGAGACGATTGCCCAACCCATACAACTTGTTTGTAAGCACTGTCCGCGTATGCACCATTATAAGGAAATGTGGAACCCCTCCACTGAATGTCCATTCCAACCTTCTGTTTCAACACAGTTGGGTCTGTCTGTGTTTGATCGACATCCGCGATAAGAGATGGAAGTGCCTTTGTATCAACACGTAACGATTCGACGGAAATGGAGTAATTATACGTTGATGGTACAAGGGGAAATGATCGACTCTCGGAAAACGTGGCTGATTCTCCGTGTTCGCCTTTATCGACGGGCATATTAGAAAGAATCGTAGTCGTGTAGTACACAGGGTCCATATCCATCATACCCGTACCATTGGCTATAGCCCCATCCTGCCTACTCCTTTTAAATGCGACTCCACCTGACATTTATCCCCGTAGGATCGACTCTGTAAAGTCTACCACTGTCCTGTCCGGATCCCCAGAATGTAAAAGATCGCTTGCGTATTTACGAATAGGTATATCTTTGTGAAGCAAGCGGCATGCAACGTGACGACCACACGTACTTATGCCGTCCACTTCCTTTTGAAGCTTTGTAGTATTATGAATAACACGACCGGGGAATGATCGAAACAGATCGTGAAGAAGTGGTCTGCTTTCTTTCAATGATGCCAATGCAGACTCGCCAAGCCAGCCCATCTCTCTGTCAGGACCTAAACCGTATGAATCAAAGTGCTCTATTGTACCAGACCCTTGCTTCATAAGCCCAAGCCAATGACCTTCATTCTTGTGAGCGGGGTCTGTAAGAAACAATAAAACAGCCACTTCACTTGGTCCAAAGACATCATCAACAGTCTTGCCTTCTAGATCAGGATAACTAAGTATATTTACATTTCCGTACGGTCGTAGGAGTTTTTTCATATCGTCTTCCGTCATTTCAGTTTCCAACAACTTTTGGTAGTCTGTGTCAGAATTACTTGTGGTATCCATTGCACCGCAAAAGATGCCGAAGAAGCAGCGCACCTCTCTGAAGATTATCGGGAGCAAGGCTCAGGTTTTCCACGGTAATGCAACGCACACGTCGGGTGGCCTAAAGAAGAGTGATTTGGTAAAGAACAAGCACGGTCGTATTGTTTCTAGGAAGAAGCAGGCCGCGGGTCTCAAGTCTCTCCAATACCTTATCAAGGCCGGTTATGAACCTGTGAAGGGTAAGTTTGGCCACTCTGGTAAGAAGGGTGGAAAGGCCGCAGAGCCCGTCGAGGCAATGGCTGAGGATGCGGAGGTCAAGACTGAGAAGGAGCCCGAGGTGATTGTGGTCGATCCCGTTGTGGCCGATCCCGTGGTTGTGGTTCAGTGTCCTCAGTAATTAAGTAGTACGTTTCAACTTATCAATACACTTGGGAATAAACTTTTCAAAGTAGAATTGCTTTAGTTTCGTGCTTAGCTGTGAGGCGAATTCCTCGCAATATGGCACGTATACTACAGATAAGGCATGGGGTTGCCACACAACAAAGTAAGCACCCTTTACAGTCTTGCTTCCAGGGCAAACACCATAGTTACGCATAAGCCACATAGTTCCTTGGATTTGATCATAATACTGAGGTGGTATGCCTCCCATATGCTTCTGGTATGGATACTCTGTAGAATGGCGATAGTACGCTGGCGCCTTATACTCAATCAACTCAACAACATCGTTACCCGATGAATCGCGGTGGCGAAGAATTCCGTCGGGAGATACCGCTATCCATTGCGCGTCGACATGCTTAAAAATGGTTGGGTGGTCGATCCGATAGGGTGAAGTGCAGCGCGTATCAAGGACGACCCTAAAAGCCTCTTCTGCATGCTCTTCGTGATCTGTACCCCATTGGGCGTACTTTGACGACTCCCCGTGTGCAGAATCAACTTTATCGGAGAGAAAGCGTTTCGAGCTCTTGTATGGGTTCCGACACATGGCCGATGCAAAGTCGCTCCCAGTGATGGAACACGATCGAGCTTGAAGCCAACCGATTGATTTCTGTGGATATGTCTCATCTTTCTTACAGTCTTCTTCGCTCTTGCACAATACGTTCTTATAAAATAGCTCCGGATCGTGGCACCCCGTCAGGACAAACTCGGACGCCTTCTTTTTGTACTCCTCTGCCGCCTCGTCGGACCAAGGCGGGCCTACTGAGCCGTGGCTTTTCGAATCCGGGTCGCGAAGATCAGACTGTTCAAACTGAGAGTGGGATTCAGGGGTATCAAACACTTCTACCATAAACGCTTTAAAATTTAAGTCGCTTACATGCGATCCGTGAGCTGTTGCAATGCCCTGCTCTGCAAATTCTGCTAGAGTGCGTCTGCGAGGCATCGGCTGAGCCTTGATGCGCGGCATTTTATTTTATTTTGCGGTATTGTTGGTGCATCTGCTCAGAATGGCCTAACTCGAGTGCTCTCCTTCTCTGAGCCTCTATTGACAACGTGTTAAAGTCACCACTAGAAACATATGCATGTCTGGCCGAATTAGTCGTTACATTCCTGTTAAAGAGACGCTTGAAAACGTTACGTTTCCAGTCAATAAACGTCGATTCGGATGTATAGGGTTCTCCGTTAGGACGCACAAACAATAATGTCCGTGGAAATGATTCTAGTGAAATGTTGATTTCCTTCTTGAGTGATTCTGGGATCACCCTTATTAACTCCCCGTATGTCTTTGCTGTCTTATGTTCCCTTACATACAAGACCGATTGACCAGGACGATCAATATCTGTAATAAAATTCCCTTCCTGGTCAAGGGCGTCTTCCTTATGACAAAAGTCCACGTATGTAAGGTCGCCGCCTCGAAGTGGAGGAAACCGTACATGAAACGCGACTAAAAGTTGAGTAGGAGAACCGGGTTCACTTGATGAAAGAAGCTTGTCCATATGCTCCCATTCCTCCCAGTCAACCCAATTACTCGACTCTTCTTCCGTTAAGGCATTCTTTTCGATCTTCTTAAGGTATACATCTTTCAGTACGGTAAGAAGATCACCCCACTCCTTGCGGATGTCTAGCGAGAACTGGGCCAATACAGGCGAATTTGCTTCTGTAAGGCGTTTAAAGATGGAAAGCGCAACAGTTGCTAAAGCAGTCTTTGTTGGAACAGGTAAATCTGACTTTTGCACGAGCTTGGGACTTTTCAAAAGTACTGAAATGGGTGTGTGTGGAAAGTGTTTCTGAAACGATCGAAGATGTTTAGTATATGAACGTTTTGACTTCTCAGAGAGCGTAGACGAATTTTGTATGACACCGAAATAGAATTTGTCCATTGTACCGATAAATGGATCAGTCCACTTTGCAAACTGGCGGAATTAGCGCTGGATTGGTCGTGGCATGCGCTGTACTTTATAAAATTTACACTGCAGTTAATCACCATAAAATTAGGGCTAAGTGTTGTGGCAAAGTTATTGACGCAAGTCTTGATATTGATACCACAGATGCAGACTCCCCTGATACAGGGAGTACAAAAACCACCATTGCACCCAGGGCCCTCGCAAAGATCTCTATCCCTCTTGATCCGAAAACCCCGAAAGCAAGTCAAGCCGCCAATGACCAAACCGATCAGCACTGAAGGTCAAGATCTTATACGATTTGCCGAAACCTACTCAAATAGAAAGGATTACAAGGCAATACAACAATGTTTAGTCTACATCTGCAAATTCCATCGACATGAATACACTGTCTTATGCCACCGTCTTACACTTATGTTTCAACACTCACTGCCCAGGAGAATCTCGTCAGCTCCCTGGAGGCGGTACGAAGCAAACAGCCTCATGCCTTCCTTGACCTTCTCGGTACCCTCTGCGTCCTGAAAGCAAAAGCAGTCATCCGTCCACCAGCACGTCCATCCGTGGCCGCGCATATACACACGGACCTTGGCCTGAACAGACAGCGCAACGCGAGACGACAGCAGCGATGACATGCGCGCGTCGGCACCGCTCACTGTTAGCTTGAAATAGCCAGGACCATAGCCGGCATCCACAGAGTGAAGCCACTTGATCACAAGAGAGATCGTTGTTCCTTCAGTCGTGGCTGTCTTATCAGTGATGTTCACATTATAAGAGTGAAGCTTAAGAGGGCTCTTCATGACATCCTCAAAGACCTGAAACGTCAATGTCGGAAGGATACGGTCCACGTAAATCTCTGCGTCGCATGCCATCTGCACCTGGCTCTTCTTGACGTGCTCCTCGATTGCATCGTCGAGCATCGGTCGCACACGCATTGCAAATTCCATCTTAAATGCCGTTTCGAATTATGAAAGTTGAAAGGGTACGAAAAAATGGTCGACAGATACAACGATATAAAGTAGTCAACGCTGATACAGGTGCTACATACTCAAAAGCGGGGCTTCCTAAACGTAGGGCTATAAGGCAATTGAAAGCTATATATGCCAACTACACTTACAAAAGATGATTTGTTACAAGCCAAAAATTTTGAATACCATATTCTCATTCTCGGAAGTGATATAGAGAAGAGAGACAAATGAAAAGTGAAACTCCCGAGAGTGAAACTCCCGAGACTCGAACTCGATCTCCTTCTCTATATCACTTCCGAGAACGAGAATTTGGTTGTCAAAAAAATTGAACTGTACTAATCTGAATTCCCTACGTTTGAATTAACAATCGCCTTTAAAATATCAATCACTTCTTGTAGTTTCCTTATTTTTTCATTTGTTTGTTCGCGTTCGGCTTGAAGCTCTTCTTTTAGAGAAACAATAGTGTCTCGTATTAGAGACGTCTTGGTCAGTTCCTCTCCCATGATCTTCCTCAGGGTATTAACAATTCTAAACCTCTGTTCATCTACAGTATACTGCAGTAGCAGAACAGGATATTTATCTTGCGTTGAAGTCATTTGCAGTGTAGTGTAAAATAGTTGCAATGCAAAATCAACTAAATTGGACCTCTAAATTCTTACCCGCTGGACCTCTCAAAAAAGAAGACCGCGACGTATATACTCGTGTCGATTACTGGATGTCTACGCCTCAGGGTGATATCCCGTGTATTCACTATCCTTATTATCACTGGCTTCCTTACCATGGTCCTTGGATGAAAGTTGGTCCAAGAAAAACTTGGTCACAATGAACCAAACATGGCTTCGTATTTGCGAGCGTTTGTCTTGATGTTCGTGCTTGGACCCCATAGTAAGTAATATGATAGAAACCCTGCCTTCTTTGGGTCTCTTGTCTTGAGGTCTTTTCTATGCCTTGTTAAGTACCTATCCCTTTGATTCTTATCGTGGGTTAAGGTGTAATCGTCCATGCCTGCTGCTCCGAACTTGGTATGTGTACCATCCCTAAACTCTGCAATCCACTTGTGTTTACCATCGTTTGCCCGTATAAGTTTCATTCTTGTCAAATCGTTTCGAACCAATCGAAGTTTGAAAGTTTATGATGCTCGAGGATATTTGATACTTGCTCTGCAATTGTCTCATCCTTTCCGGCAAGTTTGGTTGAATCAGTGTGTTGCCCAAAAAGTGCGTAAAGGGGATCTCCGTGGGAATAAAGTCTGTAGTTTTGTACCCCAGCCTTTAGATTTTCAGGTTGTACAGCTGCGTTGAATGTGAATGCCTCCTTGATAAGTCCCATCAAAAGAAACTCGTCGCAGATAGCCCCACCAAGTGAATGACCGACGCCATACCAATCTCCGGGGTACTTTTGTTGCCATGAAAGCAGTGTATCTAGGTCTTGTTTAAATCGCTCTGAAGAACGAAGCGCATTTCCCGCGATACGAAGATCTGCCTCCAAGTCTGAATAGTCTGTAGGATCAGTTCCTCGAACGGCGATAAAGTAAACCTTCCCATCGCTGTAACATAAATCAAAAGGCGTTGCTTCGAGAAGCTTGAAAGGGCCAATTTCAGTATCAGGAGACTTCCCATTCTTTATAGCATAAGAACTTTTTGCCATTTGAAGGTAATACTTCATGTGGTACTTGTATTGAATCGACGTAGTCTCTTGCCCCTTATAAACCATGCCGCTAGGAAAAAGAGATCTTCCTTTTAGCTTTTTTTTTGGGACTCCTCCTTACGTCTCTTTGATGCTGCTTGAGCTGCCTGCGCAATCGTCACGTTAGGGTTTGTCTTCTTCATCTCGTGGTAGGTTTCCTTGACAAGCTCCGACCACTCGGATGCCTTACGTTTCTTGCTTCCCCCCCTTCCAGCATCTACAATATGCTGAAGACTAGGAGGGTGGTGCATGACTGCATTCTTTGTGAAATTTGCCACGGCCTGCCTATGAGCTTCAGCATCTGCGGCTGCCTGGCGTTCCCTTGCTAGCCGCGCTTCGTGTTCAGCTCTCTCATGTCTAACTCGCGCAAGCGTATCGTCGTTATGTGCACGAAGTGCTGCATCTGATTCCGCGGCACGTGCACGACGTTCCTGGGCTTCTCGTGAGGCAAACTGCAACACCCCTCCTTCCATTGGTCCAGGACGAACAGGGCTACCCTGAGGCATACGTCCACCACCCGGTGGGGTTGTAGTCTCAAAGAAAATAACATTTGTAGGGAACTTTGCATTACCATGAGCATCAGGGTAACCAACGATCCTCTCAGTCTCAACCCAATCGGGCTCATCAGTGTGTTCATAATGTCCAAGGAGATGTACCCCCTCAAAATCAGCAGAATGCTCTGGGTAGTTCACGTTGTGGGAAAGCCTCTTAAAGATTCCCGCGAAGTTAATCATCTTTTTAGGGAAGACATGCTGCGCCCTGGTGATGACATAACTGCGCCCTGGAACAAGGTCATTAGCCGCACGCCTAGTCATATGCATAGGAGGTAGAGCGCCTCCTGACTTGTCTGGTTTCCCCTGCCCTAGACGAACATTATGCTGATCTAGCCATTCCTGGGTCGGTATGCTAAATGCATTAGGATCTCGTGTATTCATCAGCGTACCTTCCTCGCTCATCATGACTTGGTTGTTGTGATTTATAATAGCACGGTAACGGTCCTGTGAATTTATCCACTGTTCCTCTTGAGCAGGTGTGATGATTGGCCTCGATAGGTATGCACGTTCCTCTCCTGTTGAATGTCGCACACCGTGACGATCTAAAAATGCCTGGGTGGGAGGTATGTCCCCTGATGGAAATCCAAGCCGCCTACGTTCCTCTAGGGCCTCTAGAGACGAGTTCCACTGATTGAGCAATTCCTGGGTAAGTGGCGGGCGACGATTATAAGCTTCCCGGACGACCCGTTCCACATCTGCTCGTGCGCCTTCCTCTGCTGCACGCTCGGCTGCGCGTTTTTCCTCCTCGTACTGGATGTTCTGGTTACGCTCAAGTACCTGTTGATTCTGAGCATGCCTTTCACGATCGAAAGCTTCCTGAGCAATCTGGTCGTTTTGTGCAGTTACCTGATTAGCATCAGCGGATCTAGCGTGAAGGGCCCTTGCCTGCTGAGGCATAGGCACAACACCCGGATGACGAGGGTTCAGGTTCAGTGAATTCGATGCCTGGAGCTGGTCCTGACGCGTTCCTGAAAGGGAAAGGTTAGGATCAGACGCAGTCGAAAACTGCCCCTCGGTATCCTTGATGATTGCTGCTTGACTCTGAGCTTCTGGTGAGATTACAGGTGCTGCTGCGGGCTCAGGTACCGGCGCAGGCCCCAAAGCCGTGTAGGTTTGCGGATCTTGCTGGATCCTTGCTGGCACGGACGGTGTAGGGATGTGGGTAATCATGTGATTGGTGTTGTTGTTCAGGAACGTTACGGCAACTCTCTGCACAGCCTTACGAACGACGTCATGGAAATAACTCTCAGAGTCTTCTGGGATACCACCTGGAGATCGCTCCTTTTTCGTGAGCATTTCATGAACGACGCCCGTAACTTCACTGACAAAGGCGTCCCGATCTGCATCATTGACCATAGAGATTGACTGCTGTGAGATCTGCGACCTCATCTGGTTGTAATCGTCCTTATTGGGCACGCGGTGACCCATCTTATCCTTCTTACTTGCCATCGAAGCCAGGACATCAGTCTTGTTAGGGTTCACGCCCTCCGTATCGTGCTTGGCCTCCTCCTCGTTATCACGGATTGCCTGTGCATACTGCTGCTTATTGGCGTTAATGTGGATATTCTTTGCCGCACGCGCTTCGGCACCTGAAGGCATCGGCTCTTCATCTGATTCACTGTTCTCACCCTCGTCGCTATCTGGCTCTGCACTTCCCTTCATAGGCTTACCTTGACCCATTGGGCCTTGCTTACCCACTTCAGCCATTCCAGCCAAAAGATTGTCAAGCGCACTGGTAAACCAGCTTCCCACCTCGCCATCCTTGAAGCCTTCAGCTCCTTCATTGTTTGGATTAGCGCCCATTGTTTCTGTCTCGTTGATGCCATTGTCAGGCTGACCAGACCACCTAGGGAGTGGGTTGATACTGTTCAGGAAATTCATAATCGATGAACTTTCATTGACGCCATTAAGTGTAGTGTTAGCAGAATGGTTGGTATCAAGGGCTGTAGGGAGCCACTGATTAATAGACTTCTGAACCATCTCGCCGACATTCTTAATACCGGAATGCGCGACGCCAATCGCATCACCCAAATTTTCAGTGAGTGCTTCGGCTGCACCCAAGTACTGCGCGTTTCTGATCTTTGTAGCACCGTAAGCCTGGATTCTCGCGAGCTCTGCTGCCCTATCCGTCATCTCTCTGACCTTAGCCGGATCCTGGTATGTCTTCAGATTGGCCATCACAAAACGATCTTCTGTAGCAGCCTTTGACATATCCCATACTGGGGCAATCAATGTTTTTGCCCCAAGACGAAGACCCGCAGCTACAGCTCCCGCATGAGCAGCACTTTTCTCAACCGGTCCAATGTCATTATTAAGATTTGCCACGTTTGCCAGTGCTGCAATATCCATACCATAATCAACGACATTTTTCGTGAGATTCTGTGCAGAGTAATCACTTACGTTACCTGCAAATTCCCTGGCGCCACTGTATAGAGGGTATGCAGCGACGCCAGCATTTACAAGCCTGTGCATAAGACCAATCCGGCTTGAACCAGTTGAAGACGTCTTCTTCTCCTGAAGTTCAAGCTTTGCCTTTTCGAGGGCGATGGCATCCATCTCCCTCTTGTGTTCCTTCTCTGCTTGTTCCTCTGGGGTAAGAATTCCATAATGCTTCTTGTGTAGCGCCTGAAGGTGAGCCTTCGTTGTCTGGAGGTTCTGTCGGCCAAGAGGATTAATACTGCCAATGTTACGATCGCTAGGAGTATTAGTAGAGAGAAGATTTGTCATGTGCCGATTGACACCTCCACTTCGCCCATGAAGCCTATGTGTGTGTTCATCAACTGGATGTGTCTCGTCCTTAAACTTGTGTCCGTGGCGTCTGTGTAGATGAAGGCTTGCAAGAGCAATAAACCCAAGCTTCTGGCGAGGCGTGTATTGCTGGTGCATAAGAGCTGTTGCGGCGACCAGGTTTTTAGTTTGCTCAAGACCTGCTCGCTTGATCAACTCGTTCTCGATATCAACACCACCCGGGTTATTCCTTGAAAGCTGAGCAACCTGAGTGGCCTGCCTGATAACTGCCTTGAACAATCCAACGGGGTTCTCGTACGCAGTTGGGTCAAGAACATCGGTCGTCTGATCAATTGCACCAGACCGCACAGCTTGCGGTACCGTACCAATTCCAATCATAGAATTGTACGTGTTTGCCCCAGAGTTTAGGATTGGAGCAGCGGTTAGCTGAAGGGTTGGCGGCTCATTGGTCGGGGTTACCTGCGTAACGAAGCGCCTCTGGGCGATATCATACTGCCGTGTACTAAGGCCGCTGATTTGACTGACAAGAGGCTTAGCACCAATAGCGGCTGAACGAAGATCAGGGACAACCATGGTAGGCGCAGGGGTTCGTAGAAAGGGCTGCATTGTTGCACGATTCTGCATAGCGTTAAGGATTGCAGAGATATCGGTCGTTGTAGCAGGTGCATTAGGATCGCCCAGTGAATCAGGAAGACCATCACCCGGCTCTCGCTTGGCTGGCTGAGTTGGTGTAATCTCGGTTCCAGGCGCGGGACCATCCTGACCTGAGGGAATAGGCCCAAGGCTCGGGGAAGCCGGGAGATCAGGTAAAGCACCACCACGATTACCAGGCTGCCCGGGTTGCTGCCGTGTCTGCATAAAGGGTGCTTGCATAAACGCATGCATCGCAATAGCAGCCATGAGGGCTTGAAGGTAATTGGCAGTGTTGGTTCCATTCTGGTTTGCTTCCTGGAAAAACTGCTGCTGCTGGATAGGATTCATGACATCCTGAATACCAGGCGGTGGTGGCTGTATAATACCCCTATCACCGACATTTCCACGAAGGAAAGGTCCAGGGTGAACAGGTAGAGTCATCATCGTCTGAAAAGGATCAGCTGGGTTTAGCGTATCAAAGTCTGCCGGTTCCTGGTTCGTGTTACGGCTACGTGCTGAAGCCACATACTTTCGAACAACACCTTCCAAATCAATGATATTTTGAAGGTAGTAGTTCAAATGACTCCACTTCTGCTCCATAAGACCCGGACCGGACAAAAGGTTTGTAGGGTTGTAGATCTTGTGCATGGCAGCCAAAATAACGTCAAGCTGTTGAGTCGTTAAGGTATGCCCTGTTTGCGCTAGGGCAATTTCAACGGCCCCAACCATCTTATTGATCTGCATAAAGTTATATGTGTGAAACTCGTCAGGCTCCTCACCCTCGTGATTGAGGGAGTTATCATCTGCAAGGATCCTGTAGATATTGTACAAGGAAGACAGGATAGGCCTGGCGAGGTTTGAGTTGACATAGCTCACAGAAGACCGAATGGGCATGTTTCCCGCAGGGATTTCAATGCTCTTTAGATCTTCAATGCGCTGCTCCTTACGAAGGATGTGTGATTCCCGCATAAAGACTTCATCTGAAATTGAGGGAAGACCAACGCCCTGATGCCAGTCCTTATAGTTAAGACGAGCGGGTGCATTGTCTGGCCCGAGGATTGCATCATTGACTCGCTTTGTTGACGAGAATTCATCACCTCCTGGTAGACCATGCGTAGTAGGGGTTACAAACTGGTCACCCAGGTGTGGCGTGTTAAAGATGACACTCTTTGTCGCAAGCTTTAAAGGCTTTCCCACATTCCTCGCATTACTTAATGCGTAGAGATGTGCTGTAGTCCTCTCTGACCTTGTGTCGTTTGCATCAAGACGCGAGAGGACTTCGAAGCCTCGTAGTCGGCTGCGTGATGCATCAAAATATGGATTGACTGCACTCCCTCCGTAGAAGGATAATAGTTTGTCCATATCAACATACGAATGATGGATATCATTAATTCTGTAATTGCGATGGATGTTCCTTTGATCCTAATTCTCGCTGTGTTGCATATTTCACTCGGGATCTCTTTCCTTGTTGTTATTCGTTGTTGTGTGGACCGACGTCTGGGTCTTAATCAGATGGAGAAGAATGCGCAGGACTTTACTCTCGATAGGCTCAACACGCCAGAGAGTCAGCCTTCAATCACTAATCCCAACACCCCCACAAAGGACTCTTGTGCAGAGTGCACGGATATGTCTGATGTAGAGTGTTGTATTTGCGGTGCAACGATAGTGAAGAGGGTCACAAACTACTCACTCCCTGAAGCCCCAGCTGACCTTACTTGTTTTTTCTGTAAAAACCCAGTAGAAATTGATAAGGACATTGATTCCGAGTACGAGAATGATTCCGAGTACATTCCAGAGCCTGCTAAGATCAACAAGGTGTGGAGCCGTGGCCCAGCTCGTCTGCGCCGCATCGAAGAGACTGACACTGACATCTGGCTCGACCTCGTGTCTGACTCTGAGGATGAACATATCAACTAGCCTGAATCAGATAATGATTTAGACTCATCAGATGACTCTTCCTCCACCCTTTCCTTTTCAGGTTCTGATACAGGTTGATTAAAAAGCCCACTTGCTCCCACTTTTCTCTTTTTCGTTTTCCTATCATCGTGAAGCAGGTATGCGCCAGTTTCATGCACGACTACGGGTGGGAATGACGTTCGTAAACAAACCCAACGTGAAGGTAGGTAGCGCATCTTCTTGATTTCACTTGAATCAGCCCCGGCATAAGACCCAAGTAGAGTATTGAGCTGTTTAAGGCTTGCCCCGTTAGGGAAGATACAAAACTGATTGCTTTCGCCCAACCACAGACGTGTTCGCTTGTAGTCGGTCAATAAGTGGGAACAGTTGAGAATTGATGAGGCTGAGTGACGTCCAGTCGTTGCGACCATGTCTACGACTCGTTGGATACCGTAAAAGACTTGCTTGTTGGACCTTTCAAAGCCTTCAATATCATCAAGAACGAGTAGAGTCTCTTTAAAGTACTCTAATTCAGGGGGTTCATCGACCCATGTCTCAGGGTCTATGCGCTCTACACCCTTAGCTTCGTCGATTGTTTCATCCTCGTCAAGGTAGGACACAAGAAAAACTTGCCTCTTTGGCCATAAATTCATGTACCTCTTGATAAAGTTTTTGGCGATGTAGGATTTGCCGCTCCCACTCTTACCTCCAACCATGATGACATCTCGTCCGTTAGGATCATGTGTAGGCTCAAGTGCAAACTTTTCATTGGGCTTTAGTTCGATCTCTTCGCCTGTTGAGTGCTTATCTGTATCGAGGTAAAGCATGTCTCCATCGCGTGATGGTTTTGGTCCATAGATGATTGCGATTGCCTTTGAATTATCACCCTTTTTCTCCTTATGCGTTCCATGGCGGATGGATAGCATCGTAGGATGATTTCCTATGACAACGCTTTATTTCAACAAATTAATCTGAAAGGTGGTGCCTTTCCCATCCCTCGTTAGAAAAGGAGACAGCCTTTGCTCTCTCATATTCACGTAGGAGCGAGTCTTCAGGACGTTTCGCGTAGAAGGGATAAAAGGCCATTGCATGACCGTCTTCAGTGAAATGGGTCTCTCCATCAAACAGGGCGGTTGTCTCATACATGCATTCAAAGCCACTGTTGTCCCTCTGATCTCTGTAGTCATCCCTCGTAAGGCCGGTAGAAAGTGCGATCTCGTCAAGGATGGCCTTATCAAAAAGCCCAGTGGGGTGCTTTGCTGTAAGCAGTTCGCACATCTCCACTGCACCCTTCTTGTACAGAAACCACATGATTTGAAGACGGTTGTGTTGAAGCGTTCCAAGAAGAAGATGGCCTGGAGTGATCTTAGCGACCAGAAGTCGAGCTAACTGCATTGGTGTTACGGGTTGAAGCCATGGTGCCATGGCATAAGGCATGTTCATAAGAGCTGGGTCATCTTTATGGAATCTAGCTCTCTGAAACCAGTAGATCACACCTTCATAATGGCCACCATAGACGAGCCAGTGTAGAGGCGAACAGTGCTGGGGTAAATGGAATATAGACTTGGATCTCGTTGAACAACCCTTGAATGGCGATCCGTGGAATTCGGCATAACGTAGTGGTAGGTTCTCAATTTCGTCGAAAAGTACATCAAAGCCATCCAACAGACGTTCAGCTCGCGCTGGATAGTTTCTCTCGTGTAGAGTAACAAAATCATGCCCCTGAACATTACCATTAAATGAAATTGAACAATGCGCGGCAAGAAATGAGAAGATATCTAATGCTACACCCTTGATATCGAAATCATAGACAAGATTTTCTGGGCCTTGGAGTCTTACGTTGACTGTCTTGATACAGACCATTAGGGTTGTTACAGATAAGACGGAGCAAAAAAAGTCAAACCCGAACACATACTGTTTCTTTACGTCTTCCCACGAACAGTTGAAAGGCGGGTGGAGACAGTCACGGAGACAGAAGATGGCGCGTAGATTGCAGTTATCACGGTCGTCGTTTTTAATGACATCAAAAAGTGGCGGATGTCCAGACATAAAAAAGAGACCCCCGTTGATTGCTTCGTTTATGTATGAAAATGCGTCAAGGTGGTCATATTCAAAAGGCTCGCCTTCTTTAATTTCTGGGAAGGTAATTTTAGAACCACTTGGTATAACGATTTTGACGTTAACACCATACTTCATGATAGTATGGACATGTTCAAGCTCATCACTATATCCTTGCAGTTGAAGGGGGGAATGTGTATTAGTTCGCCATAGAATGTTATAAAAGATTAACATGCGGTGTTTAATCATAATCTTTAGCGTAGCCAATGAGAGTGGCACTGTACTAAACCCATCTAAGAAATTAAAGTATATGCGACGAAGCGTGAAAAAGGCGGTGAGAGGGTAAAAACACCCCCCTGCCTTTTCGACCATTTCATTGACTTCTGACATAGCCAATACCTTTGTCACGGTACCATAATCATAATTCTCATCATCACTAAGGGTAAGAAATGTCTCCTTACATAACGTTCTACACTGAACAATGTCATCTCCATAACCCATCATAACGATTACAGGAATAGTTTTCATAAAGAGATCAACCAGGAAAGTCTCGTCCGGGCGTTTCGATTTCTTCTCTTTGCGAGGCATGCTATGTATATGCTACGCTTGGATTTTTATACAAATGTGTTGCAAAATCTGAGGCTATGCAGTGCAAAAACTTTTATTTTTTACGAATCCGGGGCCATGCACCCGCCACCCTCGTGCATGTGCTCCATTTGAACAGAGCTGTCTGTGGCACATCCACGACACCCAGGAAACTGCGAATCCCATACAGGGTGTGATTCACTAGAAAAGTCGATCTTCTTGCGTGGGTCGGTAACCTTGGGGTCAATACGAGCACGCTTTGCCTCTCGCTTGACTTCAGGTGGTGCAATCGGTGTAGCTGCGATGACCATAGGTGATGCCGTATCGTTGTCATCGTCAGAGTCTTCCTCCTTATTGACCAAACGAAAGTCATCAGGTATAAATGTGTTAACATCCTTGTTCTCAAAGACGATCAGTGAAGCAGCGAGAATAACTGACATGGCCCCATTGACATCTGCGTAATGACTTACGCGAAAGCGGATCTCATGGATGACTGGGTTCTGCATATCACCAGGCCCTACATGACGCATCTTGTGAGACCCAGATTCAAGTGGTCCCTTGCGGCGAAGAAGACTCGAAACAGTGAAGGGCGTCTTGGTTGAATCAGTCACCTTCAGAAAGCGAGTCGCGTTGTAAGGCAGCGAATCTACACGGTCGCGCCATGTAACGTTAGTGGCATACGATCCCTCACGCCCCTGATTGACTTCAAATGACTGAAGCTCATCTCCACGCCCAGTAATACGAAAGCGAATGAGAGAGGTGTAGTCCGGGCTTCCATCAGAGTTGTAACGCGCCAGAGGCTTGGGGTATTTCAGCGTGATGGCAGATGGGTCCTTCGTGAAGAAAGCCGAATCCTTAGCGTTAAAGAACTTGTTCGAGTTCTTCAGAAGGTTCTGAAGGAAGGCTTGATCAAAGCCATGGATTGACTTCCATGACTCTTCGGTGTGTGTCAGCGCGAATGAGAGGTTTCCGCGGCCCTTGGTGCGCGCCTCCTCCGGGTTTGCACAGTCATATGGGGGCGTGACATTGCGTCCCTGGACAGGCGTTGATGGCTTCCAGACGATGGCCCGAACACTCTTGTCCGTAAAGCTAACGAGTCCAGTCTTGTCACCGACATTTGTAGGCTCAAAGGTGATGACTTTATTCCACTCACTGGGAGCGGGTAGGGGAACGGCCATAATGATCGCAGTTTCAACGCTTGGCAGTTACTCTTTTGCAAAATGCAATGCTTAATCTTTTATGCAACACAGAAAAATAGAGACGGGGTGCAAATTTACTCAATTATATACCATCGAACGCGAGGCTCTCTGACGCCCCCTGCTCATATTCACCCCTAGATCTCTTCCTTGCTTCTGCGGCAGCAATCCTGTTTCGTTTACGTCTTTCAACACATACTTCACACTGTCCTTGTTTCTGTGTCGTTTGAATTGATCCATGACTAAACCCTTGTTTGTATGCTACATAGAATAGTGTTTCGTATACTAATTTTAAGATATCTGTCTCGACGACATCTTTGGATTTTTGGTGATCGATTAAGACAGTCAGAAGGTCAGCACACCTCTTCGTGCGCTGGAGAGCTTTGTTGATATCAGTAGGTGGGGTTTGGTCGGCTAAAATACCATCCAACTCTTCCCTAGAATCCTTAGCTACAGACGATAAGTAAGATTCCACAGCTTGACTGTGAGGAAACGACATGGGCTATTTTTCCCTTGGCTCCGACAATTGCTATAAAATGCCCCGCGCGGGTGCTCCAGATGATGCGCTTTCGGCTGCAGGTTCTCAAGCTGCGTTAAGCGATGCTTCTAAAAAACTGAGCAAAGCAAGAGCATTCACCTTTTTAGTTAAACTAAACCCTGATCAAATTGAAGGCGGTGTCGAAGGGATTGGTGATTGGGTTCCAGATCCATGCCCTAAAGAGTTAGAGAACACCTATTCATGTGGTACTGTGTTTCGTAGTGGTGATGAGGATTCATTTTGGTTTATTGGATACACGGAGTTTAAGTATCAGGTAACACTTCATAGGGTTTCACTGTGGCTTGGATCTAATGCAGAGATTAAGGTTGTAAATGTGAAGGAAAGGGATTCTTTTATTGCGAAAGCAAAGAATCCTTTAAATAAGATCGATAGCTCTGACTTATTGAATCGTTATTGGGAAATTGGTTCTGAATCTAGAATGTCTCAACAAGGAAAAAGAACAGATGTCGATGATATCAAAGACATACTTGTTAAATATGGCCCTATTGAGGGGAGAAAGATGGTCGCAGATAAGTTTCCTGGGTACTTTATGCGATATCCTAATGGTATTGAACAGTTAGCTGATATACTTCAGCCTACTTCTAATGATAAATCCTTTATCCCAAGGCCATGGCAGCAAGCTCTCATTGAGATATTAAAGAAGCCGGCACATAATAGGTGGATTTATTGGATTCTTGACGAAAAGGGTGCTTCTGGCAAAAGTCGCTTGACAACTTATCTTTGTTGTGAGATGAATGCCATTGAAGTAAGTGGTCGTTCTCAGGATATTGCCTATGCTTATCAGTCACAGCCTATTGTCGTATTTGACCTTGCAAGACCAACAAAGATTGAAATGGTTAACGACCTCTTCGAGGCCGCTGAAAAGCTAAAGGATGGTAGGCTATTTAGTACAAAGTACATGAGTAAGACAAAAAGCTTTAAGCCTCCTCATGTAGTCTTTTTTTCTAATTCCCAACCACCTGCTGGTGTTTGGAGTGCAGATAGGCTTCAGTTAATTCAAATAAGTACTGGGCCAGAGTTTTCTGCTGTTTCTCAACAGATTGATGATTCTTTACCAGAAGAAAGCACTAATGGTGTAATGATGTTTACAGAGATGCTTCAGAAGATTAATAAGAAGCGTTCTGATGAACAGGAAGCTAAGCGTCAAAGGGAAGAATTAGAATAATCTCGTTTAAACTTTAAAAAAGACCAGGAATGTTATTAAGTGAGTGCTGTACTACTGGATCACGATGCATCTGCTGAAGACCTGCTATCGTAGTGGGATAACCCAGGGCATTTGCACCATGAACGGCACCAGCAAATGCACCTGATTGCGCAGCGGCGCTTCCCATCGTCGCCAGAAGTGGAATCAAAGGCACAATTCCACCATGAAGCTTGTTTAGTTTATTCATCGCAGTCTTATATCCCTTTGAGATCTCTGTTGGCGGTAGAGAATTCAAAGTTAGCGCTGTTTGGTCAGGCCATGGATCATTGACGTAGCGAGCGACTGGGCGCCCATCACAAGGGGTAGAGCGGCCAATCCCATCAAAGGAATCGCGATGCCACCTGGTGAAGGGGTTTAGTTCCAGTTTAGTGTTGGTTCGCGGGTCAGTGCATGGTACATTAGTGCTGGTGTGCCAAAAGCCACTGCCGCTGCAATTAAAGGAGCTATGCCACCTGTTGACGGAAACAGATTCGTGGTTAGCTTAAAGTCCAGCCCAACCACCCGGCATTAACGTTGCTCCAACAGCACCAGAAGCCAAGGCAGCCGCAATGAATGGTATGATTCCACCTGTTGATGGTATTGTGGCAATAACACCGGTCAGATGAAGACAGAACCAATCGCTGTGCCAAGGTTCATCATAGCCGCCGTCGTATCATAGATAGCAGCCAGAGGCTGTGGCAAGAAGCGCCCACCTGTGGAAAGGATTCCAACAGGTTAGTTGGCTTTACTGGCGAGATGGAAGACCCGTGAGTGCCATAACAAGATCACCAGCCAGGGCCGTGCTCTCCCTGCTAACACCAGCTCTATGCAGACGGTCTGCCACTTTCGTATCGACGTTGTGCTTGATAAGAGTCTGGACAACCTCTGGCGTCCTACGTGCTGCCTCCATCATTGCCAATGCCAAGATCGGGTTGATACCGCCTTTGTACTCACCGCGCTTCTTGTGGTGACGCTTCTTTCCAGCCCCGTGGTAAGGCATGGTCGTAACCTTCTTACCCTTCCCGAAGTAAGGCATGGTCGTAACCTTACCACGGCCCTTCTTGTGATGTTTACGGTGTCCGGCCTGAAAATGGGTACAGGTCATGATTAGAATGATGGTTAAAGGGGTTGTTTATGATTTTATACTGACTTATGAGGCTCTGGCGAAGTGCGTCAGTAGTGTGTGGTGAAGAGGCCCAAAAACCACACTATCGGCTGCTTTAAGTGCTGCTAGGTTATCAGCGACTCGTTCAGAATGGATAGCCAAGGCATCAACCTTCTGCTGGAGGTATCCACTTCCAGGCATACCGGTAACCCTCTGAAAGACCGCATTGCGGTGAGGAATGTCAATGAGCCTTGCTGACTCTCTTCCCGCAAAGCGGCTTCCGCCACTCCGATATGGATCAGGATTCACTGGTCCTGAATGAGCTGCCTCAACCATAGCAATATCAGCATCAGGAATGTGAGATGTCAAATCCCTATACTGAGTTGATAGCTGGATAAGCGCTTTCATGTCTTGAGGTGTAGGTGGGTTCTGACCACCCCAACCCCATACATGCCTAAAATCGTTATCAGTTGAGCAGATCGTCTTACCGCTCCACTTTCCCTGGGGGTATCGCATAAGGAAATCCCTCTCAGGGATAGCCGGTACGTTCATCCCATAAAGTATTTGAGCGGGTGGTGGAAGACTTGACGTAAAGAACTTGTTGTCATCGCGCTCGCGCATATCAGCTGGGGGAATTCCTACAATCGTATCTGCAAAATCCGGGAGAGGGCCGACATGCCCAAGGTGCATTGGACTAGCAACACTCACCATTTCTACTCGCTACTCTTGTTTAGATTCTACTTTTGGTTTCGGTTTGAACTGATCTTTTATGTAGTTGATGATGTATGGAATGATCAATTTACAGACGTCTTTACACAATATAAAGAATGCAATAACTACTGCCGCTTTAATATGTGTTAGATCTTGAGTTTGGATTGCCTCTACAAGAACGTCGTCTGCTTGGGTCTTATTTGCGAACGAATCGATTGAATTAATGATGTCATCTACATCCATTGTAATGGTTAGTTAAACAAGATTATAGTCTAGAAGGGCTCGCGATCCTCGCGTCTTCGCTTACTCCATGTCTCCTCATCCATGCGCCCCTCCGCCCTTGCCGAATCAGCTGCTTCACGGCGTCTAATCCACCCCACCCGCGCCGCTTCCTGACGTTTAGCTTCGCGTTGGTTATCGATTTCGTTACGGTGGTCGATCATTTGCTGAAGGTTTTTGCATCTCTCCTCGTACATTTTTGCCATTGACTGTGCAGACACAAGCCCTTCGTGTAGAGTCTTGTTGCGTTCAGTTGCTGTTTCAACGTCTTCTTGAATGCGGCGTATCTCTTCAGTCATGCGAATTTCTGACGTGAAGTTAGATGCGACCTTCTCCTTGAGTATCTTATTGCGGCTTTCAAGCTTTTCATTTTCTCTCTTGAGGGATTCGTTCTCAATACGAAGGGCTGTGCTATCATCGAAGCGATGTGATCTTGGTAAAGACTCTAATACGCTAAGGCGATCTTCTATTGAAGTCTTGACTTCCTCGACGTGGTCCATTATCTTACGGCCTTCTATGCTGATCTGAAGCTCAAGAAGGCGCTGTGAGTTTGCCGCCTCTTTAGTGACATCATAGCGTGTCGTCTCTATGTCAGCTTGAAGATTGCAAACATCCTCGTGTAGGGTGTTTATAGACTCAGGTATATTTGACGCCGTAGACTCTTCGATGTTAACAACCCTTGATGAGATTCCTTGAACTGTCGTTGTTAGACTTCTAAGCATACGTTTCACTGTGCATGGGCTTGGTGGGGGCGATACGACTACTTGTCGGCATGGTTAGATGGGTATAGAGGAATTGGCGTGTGAAGTCTTATCAATAGGTGTTCGTTCTCTTGCTGGAGCTCCCTGTTGACTTTGTCGTACTGGTCAATAATTAGTTGTTGCTTAGCACATAATTTCTTGAGAAGGTCCCTTTCACTTGTTACAAACTGTAATTCGAAAAGGGCCTTATCCCTTTCCTCGGCATAAGCTTCACATTTCTTCTCGACGGCCTCCATCAAACCTAGAGCTGCATTAGTAAGGATGATGCTATCTCCAGTACCCATCCTTGCCTCTTCGGTATTGAGTCTTGTACGCGTGAGGTTGTTGAGTGTATCAAGCCACGCACCTGCCATGATAGCTGTATAGAATGGTTCACAAGAACAGCTTGTTCATACAAAGGGTAGGGTGGTGTAAACCACTATCGCAACACCAGGCCTCGAGGGCAGTAATTAATATTACTTGTTGGACTCCTGTTAGCCTTCCTTTGTGGTTAGCCTACGTCTGGTTTAGGGTGGGAACCTTAAGGTCTTATGCACTGTAGGTGCGCCTTGGTTCGATCTTCTTAGTATACACAACTGTATACCCCAGGACCCTGTGTAGGGTTTACACGAGCAAGTAACGTTGTGCTTGATTCAAAGAAGGTATACCGTCTCTGAGTCTTGACACTGTTACATAAGCTGACTCTGTCGAGCCCCCTTAGTTGTTTATGGAACCCCTTGCTTTGGCAAGACCCCCGGATTTTTTTGTTGGGCTTAAGATAGAGCAGGCTGCAGCGCCAGGAAGATTTTGCAGCGACAATGAGAAATTTTTTAGGTCGGTTCCAATCTAGCACGTCACATTTTAGTTTTGATATTAATACCAATTTTGAGTTAGTCACATCGGGGACACAAAATGACACGCATAGCTCAATAGATAAGCCATAATAATTCGAGAGCCAGGCCGTCAGATACGACTAACCATGTCTTAAGGGTCAGGTGCGTGCGCAGTGGGGTGGCCTTCTGATGAGGGTCAGGAAGGCCACCCCTTCCTTAGACACGAGCCTTACAGGTACTTGGACTGATCCTTCAAGTATTAGAAGTCGTATCTGGCGTAAGACCTGACTCTTCGAATCCGGGATGGCAACCCGGCGCAAAAAAAAAGAAAAAAAAACCTGACCCGGAATGTTGCCTAAACATTGCCCCTTCAGCCCGATCAGGATCTAAGTAAGATGTCTACCCCCGACCAAGAGCCTGCTTCATTCGTCAACCCGCTTGAGCAGCTGGTAGACTCAAGCCTGGCCCGTGAGGCGAACGAGGCTTCAGGGATCTCCCTAAGCCTTACCATGCCACCAGCACCCCTACCTGAGTCTAAGGACCCCAGTATCCAAGCCCTCATGGACAAGCTCACGGAGACCATGAACAGGAAATTCAAGGAGCTCACTTCAAAGCTTACATACGGCCTTGAAGAGCTTCACGAGAAGTCTAAGAGCATTGAAGAGAAGTTCGATCTCTTCGATGAGTCCCTTACCTCACACGCACAGACCATCCGCGACATGAGCAAGGCTATGAACAAGGCCAACATCAAGACCGGTAAGCTTCTCGCTCAGAAGACCGAGCTTCAGACAAAGGTCGAGGCCCTTGAGAGTACTCAGGCCATCTTCTCCGAGACGATAAAACGTGCCGATCTTATCCTAGCTAAGGCTGATAAGACTCGCGAGCTTAAGAGCCAGGCAATGAAGCGCCGACACAGTGAGGCTGCTGAGAAGGGAGAGCCTAAGCCCAAGAAATGCAATAAGCCTAAGGGTCACGACTCAAGATCGAGCTCATCAAGCTCCAAGGACGCTGACAAGGACAAGGACTCAATTGAGTCGTTCAGTGATAAGGACGATGAAGACGAAGATGATGAGTAATAAAGTGAACAACCAATAAAATTTTGAAACCCTTTGCCTTTGTACCCCCTGCGTTGTGTACCCCCTGCGTAGAATTTGTTAGTTTCTCCCGGTAAGACACCCGTTGGGCTTCTAAATCCTAGGGTTAGGGCAAAAGCTTACACTAGGGTTAGGGTTAAAC